CTTTATTCTGAAGATCCACTAGACTCTGCTAATGGTAAATGGGACTATGGTCTATTAAAAGAAACATTTGAAAAATATAACATAGAACAAGTTCCTGTAAATGATATACCTGAAACTGATAGAGCCTTTGTGGTTATTCCAGGACAAGGAAATGCGGGTAAAGAAAAAACCATAAATCAACAGTTACTAAAAATAAAAAGATTAGTTCTAATTATTACTGGTGATGAGTGTGCTTTGTTTAATATAGATGATATAAAACATCCTAATATATCAGTTTGGATGCAATACCCCCATGAAAAACACAAAAAATATAATAAGTTTTTTATTGGAGTTCCTCAGCATTTAAAGCAAAATCTTCCAGCCTATCCTAGCAAGAAATACGATGTTTATTTTGGTGGGCAGATAACACACCAACGCCGTAAACAGTTAGCAGAGGCTATGCCAAGCCTACAGAATGCCCTATATAAGCCCACAGCAGGCTTTGCACAGGGAGATACGCCCAAAGACTACTATAAGCACCTTTCTACAGCCAAAATAGCCCCGTGCCCTGCTGGTGCACAGGTAGTTGATACCTTTAGATTTTTTGAAGCCATAGAAATGTTAACCTTGCCAATTGGGGATCTCATAGATTCCAAAGGTAAAGAAAACGACTATTTTCATTATATTTTTCAGGCAGACATGCCAATAGTAAAAGTTAAAGACTGGAATATGCTATCTAGTATAGTTCCAGATCTTCTTGCTGAATACCCCGCTAATATGCATAGAGTAGTTGCATGGTGGATAAAATATAAAAGAGATTTTGGTTTAAAAATAATGGAGGCAGTACATGAGTAAAGACAATATAACAATTGTTCTTGTAACTTCAGTATTGCCAAGTCATCCAGATACTCGTGTCATTGATCAAGCAGTTAAAGATATTAGATCACACTTTCCAGATAATGAGATTATCATGCAGATTGATGGACTTAGAGAAGAGCAGTCTCATCGAAAAGTAGACTATGATGAATATAAAAATAGAGTTTTATGGAAATGTATGCATGAATGGAAAAATGTTATACCGTTTGTGTTTGATGAACATAGCCACCAATCAACCATGATGATGCAAACTATTCATGAAATTAGAACTGGACTTATGCTTTATGTTGAGGGAGATGCACCATTAGTTTCCGATAGGTATATTGATTGGGATGAATGTGTTGCAATGCTTGAATCAAAAAGAGCATATACAATTAGATTTCACTTTGAAGAACAAATTCCTAGTGAGCATAGTCATTTGATGCTAGAGAAAAGCGGTAACTTTATTAAGACTATCCAATGGAGCCAAAGGCCCCACCTATCTAGCGTAATGTATTATAAAGAAAAAGTCTTGGCTGCCTGCAGACCAAAGTTTTTTATTGAAGATATATTTCATGGAGCAGTTCAAGACGATTACAATAAGTATAAAAATTCTGGATGGGAAAGACATAAACTTTGGATATATTACCCAGACAATGGAACTAATATAAAAAGATCATATCATCTTGATGGAAGAGAAGGAACTCGTAAGTTTACCTCTGACGACGATGTTTGGGGATATAAAGAGTGAAACTTGGAATTATAGCACGTTCTGATAATACTGGACTTGGTAATCAAACCAGGGATCTTGTAACAATGCTTAATCCAGATAGCATTATGCTTGTTAACTCTCTTAACTTTAACAAAAATAAGCAGCATCCTGAATGGTATAAGGGATATAATTGTTTTCATGTTCGTGGGCTTCCTAGAACTGGTGACCTTGAGCCATTTATTCGCAGCGTAGATGTTGTATTAACTTGTGAAACATTTTATAATAATAGTTTTGTCGAACTTGCAAAACGCAGGGGAGTTAAAACAATTCTTCAATATAATTATGAATTTTTAGAATATCTACACAATACTAAATTGCCTTTTCCAGATATTATGTTAGCCCCTAGCCTATGGAATTATGATCATGTTGTTGAAATCTCTGAGGGTAAGACTAAATTATTACATCTACCGCCACCAACCAATACTGCTGTATTTGATGAAGTAAGAAAAATTAATCTATCAAAAAATCATGGCAGGTTATTGCATGTTGCGGGAAAACCAGCGATGAAGGATCGCAATGGAACACACAGTGTAATAGATATGCTTAGATATTCTAAAGCAGATTACGAACTTGTTATAACTACTCAGCAAGAACTTAATATTGTTAACATAGACTCTAGACTAAAGATAGTTGTTGGTAATCCAGAAAATAGGCAAGATCTTTACTCTGGCTATGACGGCATGATTTTGCCACGCAGGTATGCAGGGCTATGCCTTCCAATGAACGAAGCATTGATAAGTGGGTTGCCTGTGTTTATGACAGATATATCTCCTAATAATACTATTCTTCCTAAAGAATGGCTAGTAAATGCAGAAAAACATGACTACTTTAGAGCAAGAACGCATATTGATGTTTATAATGCTGATCCAAGAAGATTAGCAAAGATAGTTGATAACTATATGCACAGCAGAAAAAAAACTGAATTAAAAGAACAAGCAATTGAAATAGGATTTAAGAACTTTGCTATGGAAAATTTAAAAGATAAATATCTTGATATTATAAATAAATAAGGCGAGCCTATTTCTAGACCCGCCCTATTATGATTAACTAAATTACTTTGCAGCCTTCTTTTTTGGCTTTGCAGCCTTAAGAGCCTCTTCAACAACAGATGCCTTTGGCATACGACCAAATGCTGGATCGTTTGGATTGACTGCACGTGCTGCTACTGGGATAAGCGCACCAACAAGTGCTGCCCATAGATCTTTTGGATCTGTTACTCCAGCAACATATAATGCTGCTACTGCACCAACGATTGAACGACCATATGATGCAAGCATTGCTTTGTGTTTCTTACTTAGTTCCATTTTTTCCTCCTAGGATAGAACCTTAATTAGTATAGCATAGCCAGCCCAAAGACCGATAATTCCTGCCACCCCTGCGAATACTGGCGGTGCTGGAACTGGCAATTTGAATGCTGCGAATACTACGCCACATCCAAAACCTGTTAATACTGATAACAATATATCTTTCAAAACTTTTCCCCTTTATCGTTTGCATCAGGATCGCCTTTAGGATTATCTAAAGGAGTTGGTGCAGTAGCCAAGGCACCACACTCATGACACTGAATGTCTAAATGATACATTCCAACAGTATATGTTTCTGGATCAAATGAAACTAATGCTCTAAATAAAGTACCTCCACAGTTTGGACAGGTACAGGTAGGGATTCCCCTAGCGTCTATCATCTGTTTCCTCTGGAAGCAGTTTCTTTAATTCCTGAAACTCTTTTGATATTTTCTTTAAAGCAAAATCATGTGGAGGGGTTATGCCCTCAATTACAACTCCATATTGATTATAATATTCTAGTTGTGGCTCTACCTCTTTTATAAACTTAGACAGTCCTTTTTGAACATCTTCAATATAATCAAAAGCCCAGTCACGTGAGTCAGATAAGAACTTTATAAAGTTTTCTTTATGGATATCTTCTTCTGTCTTTGTTGCTTTACCATCAATTGTTTCTTTAAGAGTATCATAAGCAATAAATAATTGAGCAAACCCTTTACTAACTGCATTTAGTTTGTGTGAAATCATAAGATATGCTATTAAAAATGATACAGACATGACACTTAAAACGACCAGAGCGATTTCCATACTAACTCTTTTCTCTCAGTACTATTGTACTCTCATTATCTGAGTTTGTCAAACCATACATTTTCTTAAAATCAAACCCTATTAATTTCTCGTATGCCTTTAGGTGTCTATAGTTACCAGCACCAAATATGCCTTTTTCTATACCGCACAGAACACGCATCTGCCTATCTTTAGATATTTGCTCTAATTCTTTCCACGATATTTTTCTAATATTACGATCTTTCCAAATCTTTTTATAATTTCCACGGTGATAAAAATGATGAACAATTGTTACACAAGGAGAATAGATATCCCATCCTCTTGTCCATGCCCTCATAGCAAAACAAATCTCTTCACCAAAGAATGATATCTCTGGATCATACGGTATCTCTTCAACTATGCTCCCAATAGTAAATACAAATCCAGCAAGGATAGTAGTAGACAGTTCTGGCATAGATTTTTTAGTATCGGATAGTTCTAGTCTTTTTGCTGTCCACTCATTCCTTCTGTTTAAAGTAGGAACTTGTTTTGTAGCATATGGTGGTTTGTCTTTATCTTTTGTAATATAACTAATTTTATTATTGCTTTCAACATGAAATGCTGGAGGGAAATGAGAAAGAATTATCTTTTTATTTTTAGCAATTTCTTGAGCCTTCTGTAATTGATTGATACACATTATGTCCCAATTCTTTTCAAATATTGTATGCGAATCAATTTGAAGATAATACTCTTGTCCAGAATAGAGAGTCATTGCTTTTGACCTAGCAAATCCTGCGCCTCTTGCTTCTTTCGGGTGCATAACAATAGTGCTAAGATTTTTTACCCAAGACAGGTCTGGTATATCTCTATCAAAATCTTGTATCACTATTCCAAAGTATAGTTCGTTTGGTTTAGCAGCATTATCAATAGCAGATTTAATAGTCCTAGTTAATTCAGGATCACGATAACTTGCTATAGATATAAATATGCTCATCTGTTTTCGTGTGTTACCCAGTAATATTTGCAGGTACTGCAGCATGGCTGATTATAAAGACTATGTTTAGCATAACCAAAACTTGCATAATACATAGGATCTTTATCAAAAAGATTAGCCTTGTGTGTAGTAATTAAACGCATGAGTTTATTAGTGTCATTCCAGAATGATGGCTTATTATCTCCCCACTGATCCCAACAAAGATCTTTTAGTCTATTAAGATTAGCCTCATTGTTTTCCGTACGAATACCCCGCAACTTTGCTTCACGTACCATTGCCTGTACATACTGCCATAGGCCACGTTCGTAGCCCTTCCACATAAGCACTGCTGGGTGATTACGCCATCCTCCTGTCGGAGACTTGCCAGACAACACATTTAGTATTTGATAACACTCTAATATTTGTTTATTAAGACGCTTGTTATCAAGCCAACGTGCTGTAGTAACTGGATTTGAAGACGGTAAAAAAGTTTGCATTATTGTAATGGCTCTCTCGTAACTAACACTATTGCACCTTCCATTTCTAAAGCCTTTTTAACCATTGCTACATACTTAACTGCCTGTAGTTTTTCATCATGAGTCATACTAACAAAAGACTTCTCATCTAATTTTATAGTAAGAAAGGCATCATTGTCAATAAGATTTACCCCAAAATTTTGTGGTGCACGAATAGAATGAAAGGCTTTACGCATAGCATCTGTATACATTATTGCTCCGTTGTTATTGCTTGCCAAGTGTAAGACCAATCTTTTTTAGTCTTATGACTGTTAAACTCTTTTGATATTTCTCCAGACTCCAGATAAATACCGCCCCAAACGCCCCATTCTTTACCAGACACACCTACAGCAAAACATTGTCTTGCTACTGGGCACGTCCTACAAAGAGAATCTACAAACTCTCTTGACTCTATATTTTCTTCATAGATATCAAAATAAATGTTTGTATCAGATCCAAGACATTCAGCATTATCTTTCCATAAATGCTGCTTCATGACCTATCCCTTATACTTGTTTGGAATATCCCATCCGTTGCGGGTAACTGGATAAATGCGCTGAAGATACCAGACTCCATTTACTCTAACCCCATTAACGGCAGTACGACCTGATTCAGAACGTTTACGATCTGCTACATCCCAACCAACCCAAGAAAGGTTGTTATTACGAGCAACGATCTTTTCCATTCTCTCTAAATTATTAATAATCATGTTTCTCCTAAAACCTAAAAATTCCGACTTCAATATTTTTTAATTCTGCTTCTGCAACAAGTTTAGAAACTGGTTGCTTAGGCTTACTTAAGAATGCAAAGTAATTTACATACTCCATATTCTCTATCACCCAAGAAGCAGGTACTTTATAGTTCTTTATCTTCATTCCACGAGCCTTCATGCCACGTTCTGAAAGATTACAAAATTCTGACACCATAGAATTAATTCTTGCTGGACCAGCAGAATAGATATGGAACTCTTTATCATCTTCTTTCATGCCAGACAGGGCGACGCCCATGGCACGAATGAACACATTATAATCGTTAAAGTCACTCGTTCCCTGAACTACTACTATCATTGTTTTTCCCCCTACCTAAATTATCCAATATAAAAAGCATTTTGTCAAGTTCTTTTTTGGGCATATTTTCTATGTCAACAGGCCTTACAGTTTCATCAACAATGCTGCCATTTTTTGTTTTGGCGGTATAAAAAATATTATCTTTTACCCAATAAGCATTATTATCTAAAACAATGATCTTAACCATGTGTTTTTCAGTATGTTTTCTAGACTGTGACCTAACTACTGGTTTTTCAAATAGTCTTTTAGGAATAAAATCTTTAATTATATTATGTATAGAACTTTGACTATAAGATAAATTTTTTAAAGATTTCTTTCTATGCCTAATATTTAGTTGTAAAATAATAAAAACAAATGCTAATGCTAGTCCAATAGCAAGAACATTATCCATTATGTCCTACTATTCAGATTTTGATTTTGTTACTTTAGTTGCTGGAACTGGCGCAGCCTGATTAAGAACAAGTTTATTTAACTTCAGTTGAAGTTGTAATACCTGAAACTCTAGATCAGATGATTTTTGTTTATAGAAGTTAACTAGTTGTTTAACTTCATCAATCCCCAAGTCTTCCACTGCCTACCCCCTTTTTGTGCTAAATGCAGAACCTTCCCAGGCTTTTTCCGCTTTACGCTTTTCACGTTCTACGATTGCACGAGACCAAGAAAATCCTGCGTCTCCACCCCAAGCATCCCACATAATCCTACCATTTGAAGGATTACTATTATTATAGAAGTCTTTTCCTTTTTTGTCAACTTCATGACGTGAGAAGAAAGAATACATACGCTTTACTGTATCAAGAGAAAGTCCACGGCCTGCAACAATGTCAGTGGCACGACCCCAACCAACTGGAGTTCCTGCGCCTTTTGCTTTTCCTTCTTCTTTCCAGCGAAGAGCACGACGTGCTGCTGCTTTCATACCAGAAGTTGGCGTATATGTTTCTGCTTTATGAATATCTGAAGGTTGTACTATTCTAATTTTTGGCATTTTTACCATACTCCCCATATTTTCCAAGTACTGCTTTTACTGTTCCATCTTTACGAAGACGAACAATCATTCCATCCTTAATTTGAACAGAGTTAAAACTATCGTGTCTTTTATATTTTCCAGATGACATTATTTTACAAATGGATTTAGATCAAAAATTGATCCAGACCATTCACCCATTCCCTTTGTTGCCTTGTTACGCCAATCTTCTGGAAGCATATCCATAGCGCCAAGTGCACGAGCACGGCGAATGATATGTTGTTTTGCAGCATTATAGTTTTTTGCACGACCTACTGAACGAATTGCATTCATTAGATCTGAACGATTTCCAATTGGGAAAGATCCATCTGGCATAGCAGTTCCTGATTCTGCCATTCTTTCACGAGCAGCACCAGAAAACTCACGCTTGTCCATGTCCTCATCATACATTTTGTATGTTCCACCACGGCGCTTATATTCTTGAACTACCCAACCATTAGCAACTGCAGAAGGATATACATCAAACTTATCTTTTGCTTCTTGCACAATTCTTGCATAGAGCCTTGGATTTGCTGGTGTGCTTCCGCCTCTACGTGGTTTAATCATATCTTCATAGTTTGGCTTCTTGGCCTTACCAAGTTCTTCATTAACCATTCTGCGTCTTGCCTCCTCAATTTCTTCATCTTCAATATCATCTTCTTCTTCATCATCTGGATCTTCCATATCATTATAAGCATCTTGATACGGAGCATTTGCAAGTGTTCCTTTATCCATACCAACATTTGATTCAAGAGATGGCATTGCCATTACTTCTGACGCTTTCTTTCCAATAAAATATTCTGTTTCTTCTAATCCGCCCTCTTCCATTTCAAAGAGTTGAATTAATACCGCTGGCTCTTCTGCAGAAGCCATAATTGAATATTCTGATCCAGGCATTCCCAACATACCGTCTGTCATTACGTGAACAACACGACCAACATAAACTTCATCATCATTTGGTGCCATAACCATGTCGCCTTCTTTAACCATGGCTTTACCAATATTTCCTTCACTTACATTAATAGCATAAATTTGACGAGCAGCAGCGCCCTTAGATTTGTGGCAACCCATTACTGTTCCATCGTCCTTAACGGCTGGGTAGCCTTCGCAACCGTATGAACCCTTAGAACCTACATGATATGGCATACATAGATTATATCAGAGTTCTTTTAACTTAAAGAGCCTTTTTATTTCATTGATAGACCACTGATCTTCTTTAGACAGTTTGGCCAGTTCTTCAGAACTTAGAGATTTTTCTGTAAGGGTAACAATAGGATTTTCACTCATAAGGTCTATGTTTATATACCCCATTTCCCATAGCCTCATGAGTTCTCCATTAACATGGTTCATATGAGCATGATAAAGTTCTGGCATTAATTCCTTTATTTTGGGAGTAAATACATATAGAAATTCTCCAGACTTAGAATCAATACCAGCAATTTCAAGTCCACCATTTAATAACAAATAGTCTATAGATGTTTGATCTTCTGGAATCATATTTTTTCCGTCAGGATTGAATATCCTCTTGAATAGTTTCTTCATAATTGATAAGTTCCTCTAATTGCTCTCTTGTTTGTGAACCAATAACCCTTTTCTTTTCTATACCGTTAATAAATAAAATAAAAGTTGGAACAGATTTAATGTTAAAAGTTTTAACTAAATCTGCATTGTCGTCTACATCAATAATTTGAAAACCTGCAGTAGTCTGTTCACGATTTAACTCTTCAACAATTGGTCTTGTACGCTTACATGGATGGCACCATTCAGCAGTAAAATAATATATTGTTTTCATTTGCCTGACTTCTTTCTTTGTGCTGCCAATGCTGCAAAATCTTTTACCTTAGCATCTCCAAGATATCCCCAGGCATATCCATCATTAATCATTTTATCATTGACAGATTCAGTATCACCATTAACATAGAGCCAGCCAAGTATTCGCCCATATTTCTCAGATGAGTCCATCTTTTCTGTTTTGATTATAATTGACTTTGCTTCTTTAAGTTGTTTCTTTAAATATTCTTTTGACTCAATGCCCAAACTTTTTTCAAACTTATCAGATGTTCTAGACTCTGGAGTATCGATTCCAGCAAGTCTTACACGTTGCTCAAAGAGCACATTGAAACCTAGATCAATTACAACATCAATAGTGTCGCCATCTACTACTGATTTAATCTCTCTTACATAATATTGATACATTAATATGATTTCCCTTGTGTTCTATTTTCAACTAAACGATCACGTTCATCTACCACTTCAAGCATAAAGGCCATCATTTTTGTGTAGGCATCTGGATTATTCATAATTTTTTCATAGTGATGACCACAAAACATTAAGTCTCCAGTGGATCCTTTAACCTGAACATAAGCCTGTGCACCGCACTGATCACAGCGATCAATAGCCTTTAATACATATTCTTTTTCTTGTACGCTTGTATGTTCTTTAACCACATTAGTCATAATTTGATTATACATCTACTTTCTGTTATCAGTTGAATAGAATCCAGGACCATTAAAAAGTACGCCGACAGAACTCCATACTCTGTTCATAATTGAACCACAGCATGATGGCTCTCTATCTTCTCCAAAACCACGCTCAAACTCTATTTGAGAAGAGCAGGAATTACATTTATAATCGTACTTTGGCATAACTTAAGTATATCCTATGCAGTTCTCATTGTCAATCTAGCATATGTACGGATTCTGTGGCAATTAGCACAAACAACTTCACACTTTTGTATCTCTTTCATAATTGCCTTCCATGAAAATCCGTCGTGAATCATTCTAGAAACATTATATTTTTTATCTCGTATATGATCAAAATCTAATACTATGTGATTGTTTTCTCCGCAGTCTACACATCCGCTGGCCTGTTTTATCTCTACCAGCCGTTTTTTGTACTGCTGTTTTGTTTTACTTGCTAGTTCTTTTTCAGTCATAGCAATTAATATTATAGCAAAGATTTATTTAAGCCCCGCATAGGAATTCATGCACGAAGGCCGAATTTAAGGAAAGGGTAACTAAACCATCCCAAGGCCTATGCGGGGACTTCTATTATACTAGATTACTTTTTAGCAACCTTTATAGCAATTTCCTTTGGCTTCTTTTCCTCTGGAACAATGCGATCAATGTCAATATGAAGCATTCCATCTTTCATCTCTGCTCCAGTTACTTCCATATATTCACCAAGAGCAAATGTGCGGGTAAACTTGCGTGTTGCAATACCTTTATGAATTGCTTCTCCTTCAGTTTCTGTAGTGATTTCTCCCTTTACTACAAGAGTTCCTTCTTCAACAGTTACTTTAACATCATCTTTTGTGAAGCCAGCAACTGCTACAGATAACTTATAGGTATCTTCATCTACCTTAATTAGATCATAAGGTGGATAAGATTGACGTGTTGCAGTATTGTGTACATGATTAAAGCGGTTCAATTCACGATTGAAACCAATAAAAAAAGGATCTTTGAAAAGATCCAGGGTATACGAACTTACCATTTTATTCTCCTTTTCAGCGAGTTTGTATGCGTACCCCCATTTGGCAGGTACAAAATAATTATAGCATATCCTTAGCCAAATAAGCAATAGCCCTATTAAGTCTATCAATACTATCTTGAAAAACTCCTAGACCCCTATTACAATTATGGCAGATATGCCCTCTAAAAGTATTTGTTTCATGATCATGATCTACGACCCAAACACTAGCATTTCCACCAGTACCTTTTAATTCTTCTTCATTTTTTAAACAGATAGGACAAATATAATCTGATGGTGGATAACCATGTATTTTTTTTAATTCTTCTCTTTCTTTAGCAAGTTTTTTTGCACAAGATTTACACTCAGGTCTTAGATATTTACCCCCACTTGATGGAGAAAAATCTGCCTCAGATAAATGTACTTTACATTTACTACAAGTTTTCACGAGCCTCCTGTAGGATTTGAACCTACGACAACCCGCTTACAAGGCGGGTACTCTACCCCTGAGTTAAGGAGGCAAGCGATCCTGATCAGACTTGAACTGACGACCTCTACCGTGACAGGGTAGCGTTCTAACCAACTGAACTACAGGACCTTGGAGCGGATAGCGGGAATCGGACCCGCACATTAACCTTGGCAAGGTTACGCACTACCACTATGCAATATCCGCATTGGCTGGTCTGGTAGGACTCGAACCTACGACCCAGGCATTAACAGTGCCTTGTTCTGCCAACTGAACTACAGACCAAAAACCAATTAACTATTAATATCTACAAAAGAATTAGTTGTAAACGATTCTAATGATGCAGTTTTAGAAATAGTTTTTAGATGATTATAAGTGTCAGAGAAGTTACCCTTATAATTCTTAGCCCAATATGCTGCGAGTGCAGCAGTAGCA